CACTATTGACTACATCGTCGATGAATATACCAATAAGGAAGAGGGTGTTAGAAATTTGAAGAGATGTATTGAAATTATTCATACCAAGCTTAACCTCTACCGTCTCATGAAGCCAGATACGAATTTATTCGGTAAGTCGAGTACCTTGAAGGTTGAGTTTCCATTCACAGTTACAAGAGACCATGTAAAAGACCTTATCAAGCGTGAGGATAATGGTATGAGAGAAATTATGAATACACTTTATGTTTAGATTTAATAGATATAACTTTTAATTTAATATAATTAACTATTTTTTAATTATATTATCATATTATATTATTATGCCACCTAGAAAAAAACCTGATCTTAGAAGAAGTTATGAAAAAAAAGAAGTAGTAAAAGCACCAGCAACACAAACGGCGGAACTTCTACTTGACCCAAAAGCCCAAGCGATAATGAAAAAGACAAGAGAACATCATGATGCAAGAGCATCAGGAATAAAAGCATCCTCATCAATGACGTTGAGGGGAAAAACAGGCTCAAATGAACTTATGGAGTTGGGTCGTGGTAATAGTGAACATATGCAAGCAGAAGAAACAGTATCTATAGAAACTCTTCTTAAAAGATACTTAGTTCGGTCTATGCGAGAAATTCCTTTTTCTCCTGTTACAGAATTAATACGAAATATTGTAAATGAAACATCTTTTAAACAGGGTGAATATGGTGTAGATAGTCCCATAACAATTCAAGGTAATATTTTTGGTGTTACGCTTGGTGAAGGAGCTGAACCACTATTAAGTGAAAATTATCACAAAATTTTTAATGCTTCTATGGGAGAGGATGATGACCAAATTCAACGAGGATTAGAATATAAAAAAACTTGGTTAGATGAACCATCTAGTGTAACTAATGCTTGTGCATCAGCTCATGCAACCCCCGTAAGAACTGAATCTGCTGGTAGTACATCCACTCAATTTAACGCCGTAAATAAATTAACTGGACCAATATCACCACCATATGAACCTACTAATTTAATACCAGTAGTCGAAAGTATAGATAATAAACATAATAAGAAATATATTAATAGGTCAAATGATCAAATAAATCGATGTTGTATTTGTGGTCTTGGAGACCCCCCAAAATTAACAGATATGGAACATGTAGTATCTTCACAACTACTAATTTGGTTAGGAATTAATCCAGGTTTATTATCAGCTAGAGTGGATGAATTTATTGAAGCCACAAGTTATACTGATGATGATGATGGTGATATATCTGTCGTTGCTGATAATTTGCCTGGTAATTCTAAAAAAGAGAAAATGTCAGCATGGATCCAACGTATCGCAACAGAAACTGAAGGTACCGATGCTATTAGGTCCATGTTTTTACCTGCACATGCTCATTGTAACCGAAATATTAAAAGTGAACATAATCCATTTATGGTAATAGATGATGGAACTATTTATGCTAATTTACAAAAAGTTCAAAAAAATAGTCAAACATATCAACAAATTATACAAAAGGCTATAGTTGATACGGCAGGAGAACAGACACTATCAGGAGTTCAATTAGAAACACATAAAACTACATGGATTGGAATACAACAGCGAGAGTTTGACAAAATAGCAGGTTTTTTAAATACAGTTGATAACATGACAAAAACAGCATCTTTACAAATAATACAAAATATGTGGAATTCAATAAGTAGTAATAGTGATGACCGCGAAATAAGTGCGTTTAGAGATTTTATTACAAATTTGTTACCACCTATGATGACTACACCTGGTGATAATGTTGCTTTTATTAATGATATATTAACAAATTATGAGAACACAATTTCAGAAAATTTATCTTTAATTCATAAAAAAATATTAGCTTCATTCACATTTTGTATTCATAAGCCACAAATAGCAGAATCACCACAGCGTATAGGTACGACAGGTGTAAATCCTGATAATACAGGAGATACACAAACTTCACATAGCATCTTTTCACCAGGTGGTACAGAAGTTACAGAAGGTGATGATAGTCAATCATTGGTAGGAGAATCACCACCTAATTCTAAACGTCAACTACAAGGACGCCCTCTTACTGGTGCTGAGATTACTGCTGCTTCTGCTGCTTCTGCTGCTGATATAGCGGCTGAAGCACCTAATAATGAAGAACGAAATAATGATACACAGATTTCAGATTTAACAGCAAGTCAAAATCAAAATAGAGGCGGAAAAAGAACAAAAAGACGCAGAGGAAGAGGAAAGAGTAAAAAGAAGGTTACCCGAAAAAAGAGAGTAAAAAGACGAAAAACTGTCAAGAAAATTAAAAGAAAGAGAAGAACAACACGAAAACGTTAAGACTATTAGAGTTTTATTTTAGTATAATTAATTATTTTAAATATTAAAAAAAAATGATTTAAAGTTTTATAAATATTAAATTACAAACAAACATGTCATCTCATATTGAAATATTAATGAGAAATTCCGCAAGTACCTTTAATGGTTGGATGAAAACTACTACTCAAGATAACGAAGTATTACGTTCAATCAGTATTGGTTCTCAAAAAAATTGCAATGAAGATGGATTAATATGTGATCATACTACAGAAAATAAAATAAAATTTGTAATGGAAAAGTATAACATATTGGATTATAAATTGAATAATATACACACAGAAAATATTTTCGCTACACAAGTTTTAATTAGAGAAGATAGTTATACTGACCTAGCTAATCAGCTAACAAAGAAATAATTTTCAACTAATTTAATAAATTATAAAAATTATGAAATAATTATAATTTATTTAAAAATCACTAGTAGTTCTATTACCACCACGTGTTGCTAAGTGTTCCATTTGTGCCTTTGATAAGCAAGCACATCCTGTAGATGAACTTACTGAGCTAGGACAGCATTCAGGTTTAAATTGAGTACCGTTAAAAAAATCAAGTTGTCCTTCGGGAAGAGGGATCTTTGTACTTTCCATTTCTTGCTCCATATACAGAGGAGCGGCACTTCCACCAGTTCCATTACTCCAGCTCTTATCTATATCTGAACCCATTTTATAATCAAGACCAGCTCCCTTGGAAGCTAGTTTTTTATTTATCATAACTAACCCTTCTTGAATATTGACCCTTGAACAACTACATAGTAAATGACAACCCATTATAGCAAATAAAATTGCTGCAACAATTAATGTTTGAAAATGAATAACTACACCAAATACACTAAATGATTTTTTTCCGAATAACGACAATTCCATATAAATAATACACAGATAATTTATTCTAAATAATGGTCAATTAAATAATCATAATCATATATTTTCAAATACTCAATATAAAAATAATTTTTATCGGTAATAAGATGATATACTTTATCACACTTAACTTCACCTAAATTTTCACCTTTTACTGACTGGATTGTCTTGGTTTGCCCTAAACTATCATGAAGTATATTAGGAGTACACATTAATGTAACTGTATTTACCATTTTAATTTTAACATCACTACAATATAATTCAACAACACCAAGTACTTTTACATTATCATCTAAAATATCATTTACTTTAATATTCTTTATTTCTGTAACTGTGTTATCTAATAATTTAATCTTAGTTTCTCCATAAAACCCTCCAATAAATTTTCTAAATAATCCAAAATTATTATGTATTAAACCTTTTTGGATAACACCACACTTATCTAATTTATCTAAGTCATCTTTAATAATATCATCGTAATCTAAAAAGTTTATATGTTGAATATTAATAGTTTTTGAAAAAGTAAGTAAATTATAAATAATATCATCATCATACTTAATTTTTTTAGACGTAGGGCAATCATTTACATTCATCCATTCCCCTAAATATTTTACTTTATGATTTCCTGAAACGATTACATCATCTAATTTATACATATTGTTTCTTTCATGTTCAGCAGACATTTTAAATATGCCATACACAGTATCATTATCTTTTAATTTATCATTTAATTTTAGTTCTGAAATTTTTTTCTTCTTTTTATTATTCATTACTAATTGCGTATTTTTATCAAAACATCCAGCACGTGATCTAGGAACACTTCCGAACCTTATTCCAGTTACACTAGGAAGACCTTGTGCCATTTGAATCATCATATATATCAATATTCCGACAAATATCATTAAAACTATACCTATAGGAATACCAATAATACTAGCGAAAGAAATTATAGCAAAAGCTGTTGCTGCTATAGTAAGAGCAGCCATAAGTGAAAATATTGCTTTAAATGAAGATACTAATGTATAATATAATCCTAGTGTAGCCATTAAGGCACTTGTTAAAACACCTATAATTTTATTTGTAAAATCTCGTATTGCAACAAATAATTGTTGAAACTCTATAAACATATTCATAATTTGACCCAAAAGATTTTCAACAAATTCTTTAAAATTATCTCTGAATTTTGAAAAATAAGTTCTTATACCACTTAATGAATCTCCAAATGAACTCCAAATATCAGTTAGAGCATTTAAATTTGAAAATATTGGTGCGGTTGTTGCCTCTGATGATTTCTTTGCCATATCGGTTAAACATCCTTGAAAATTTTGTTTTGCATATTCTCCTGCACTCATACTTCCATCTTCTGGTGGATTTATAACACCTGCTAAAGCCATATTTTGAGGTTCACATCTTACCTCATTCCAATTAGAAACCAAATCGTCTTTTGTCTCAATTAAATTAACATATAGTACTATTAAGAATGCAATAAATATTATAATTAATGAATATATCCAATCAGGTCCATATTTTGATGCATAACTAAAATCATATAGTTTATCCATATTTTTCATAAATCTATCCATATAATTAGCTTTGATATTTAAAGTTAGGCAATATTAAAAATACCGTCAATTAGTGTATTATACATAGGCACTTTTTCTTTAATTATTTCCATATCTAATGTGATTTTATTGTAATAATCGTATTCTGTTAATAATATATAATTAATATCTCCTGAATATTGATCTACTAATTTAACTACACCCCATACTAAATTATTATTTTCTAATACATCTCCAGGTTTAATATTTTCATGTTTTTTATTAGTTAAATCATTCATTATAATTAATGCATTTCCTCGATGAATATTATTATATGTTTGTGCAAGTTTATTTGATTTTAAGAGATATTGTGATTCTCCTAAAGTGATTTCATTCCAATCACAGTAATTATAATTATCTATATTTATTATTCCATTATCCATTATAAAGTTATATACGTAATCATTTTTATCGTTTTCTATTTTTATTGCTTTATCCATCATCGATATTGGAATTAATTTATCACCTGAGTACACTTTATGTGTCTCTGTACAAATTATATTTGTATTATTAGTTTTTAAACTATACATAGGCGTGGTTTTATTATTTAATAACAATACTGTACCTATAACATTACTATTTGATACTTTATCTCCTATATTTATTTTATCAGCAGGTTTGTATATAGTATTATTAGTTTTTGTGTCTATAATTGGTATCATAGTTTCCTTCGAAAAACAAAACGGATTTAATCTTGGAAATCGTATTCTTGGTATTCGAAATTTACCTACTGTTCTAATTGCTCCACCTACAGGACCTTTCCATAAACTGTTTAATGCTTTAATAGACCCATCTACAAAATATAAAAAAGTAATTATTACTCCCATTATTTTATTAAATAAATCCCTCATAGATATTGTTAATCGTTGAAATTCTACAACTGTATTTACAAAAGCACCATAGATAAATTCTACTATATATACAATTTTATCTCTAACCTCACCAATAAAAGATCTTACATCTTGAATACTATTTTGAAATTTACCTCCTACATCTGCTAGACTTTCCATACCATAATTTATAGGTGTCAGCATATAATTCATAAATGTTGATTGTGTATTTTGAACACATCCGAAAAAGTTTGTTGAAGTATCATGTCCAAATGTCGATGCAAACGGCATCACAGAAGGATTACACTTATATTCACCCCAATTATCATTTATATCATCATACATCGTTATAAATACTCCATATACGTTAAATGATATAATTATGATAAATATTAATATTGTTAAAATCCAATTTGTTAAGTCCATATAATATTATATTATAATTTTATAAAAATTAATTATAATATACTCATATTCTTATTACATGCCCTCCCATTCACCTTCTGAATTATAACCATTCTCGTCAACCCATCTTCTCACTATACTAGGTCTTGTTCTCTCAACCATATCCCATCTACTCTCCTCACCACTAGGACCCATTACCTTAGACACTCTATTTCTTTGTTTTTCTTTTTGTTCTTTTTCTACTATTTCTGCGTCTGCGTGTGGTAATGGATTATTATTACTATCAACACGTGCAAGAACAGGCACTATGGGTGCTGTAGAACTACTGCTATTTACAGGTGTTGATTCAGGAGTTGATGGTCTAGAACTTGTGTTTCGTGGTGTACTGAATGTTCCACCACCGCATCTTTTCTTAGTTCTTCTTTTAGATTTCTTTGGTTTTTTGTGAGTATGTCCCAATTTAACACCTCTCATGTGTTGTTTATGTGTTTTTGCCATATATCGTTTCCCCTTAGTATTCCACATATAATGCTTCTTAAATTTTTTTGTCTTTTTCTTTCCTCCTGGCATTTTTACTCTACTACCTCTTACTACTCTCGTATTAGTTCCATGTTTAACAACTACTGGAGTTGCGAGTTGGAATGCTGGAGGACGTGCTTCTGCTACTGGATAATTGCGTGCCATTTTTTGATGTTCTTCCCAAAAAGGATCTTCGCCTCGATTAGGTACTTTAAAAACATTCTTGGTGTGTTCTTGTTCTACTGCTGATGTTGCTTTTGGTAATGTTGCATTATCAATACAATCTTTCGCATATTTACTACATCCAGGTCCTTTTCCATGTCTTTTACGTGTTCTACGTTTTTTTCCACCAAATGATGGTGTTTCGTCATCAGGGTCATCAAAATTTTTTGGTGCCACATCCCAATTCATATCATGTCCTTCCTCTTGGATAGCTCCCTGAAAAGAGTTCTGACCTTTTGCAAAAACGGTACCCCTATCAGCACCGATAGGACGCTCACCAGGTGCTTGCTTTCCTGGTGTATCTGAAGCAGCAACATAAGTATTTGGGTTTATATTTTCCATATTTTTTTTGTCTTGTCGTTCTTCGTGTTCTTTTCTAGATTTTGAATGTGGAGACATATCTTGAGCACGCATTCTTTTTTGTAGGACTAGTTTCTGTTCTAACGTTAAATCTTGTAATGTATGTGCCGAACTAACTCGGTGTCGTTTATCCCCAACTTTTGCTCCTTGCCCCCCCTTATTTTTTTGTGTTTTTCCTCCTTGTTTAGCTGGAAAATGACCTGCTAAATCCAAATTGTTACCCATAGACTGAGCATGACTTCTAGGTTGAGATAATGACTTAGCTCTTGATTTTCTTCCTCCCTTTCTTTTTTTACTTTGTTTTGAACCCTTCTTTTTGGATCTCTTTCTTTTAGTTCTTCTTTTACCGCCTTTAATAGGAGTCATTCCTGTTTCATGGTCATACTGTGAATTTTCTTGTTGGTCTATTGATAATTTAGCCACTTTAGCGAATAATTCATTTTGTTCAGAAGATGCACCTACTACATTTGGAATAGCCTTTCCGTATTCTGCTGATCCACCATTCATATTATTAATTTGATTTTGTACTTTTGATGAGTGTAAAATATCTTTGGTTGCACAATCTGCTGGTCCTCCACAACCAGTAGTTTTAGGATAAGCGGGTTGGTGTATTTGATATTTCATATATATATATTCTAAATATTAAATAAATTATTTAATAAGGACATAAAATATTATTTTTATAATTTTAATAATATAGATGATGAACGACAAGGATAGACTTCAATTACAACAAATGCTAAAAGCTAACGATTTCGAAGATCAGACTGATAAAATTCGAACTTTAAAACATAGTGCATTAATTAAAATGGATGTTTCTAAACTAGCCAAAATATGTTTTGTACATAAAGAATTAAAAAAAAATAATCCTAGCAATTATAATGAAATGTGCATTAAAGAATGCCCATTTTTACATAAAAACTATACCGATATTTTTAATAAAGTAAAAAATGATGAGTTGAACTTAGCAATTTTAGGAAAATTTTTAGAAATATTAGGTCAAATCGAAAATGACCAGATTGACCAAAATGAAGGATCTTACGCAATTGGAATGTTACTAAAAAAAATGTATATTGATAGTGCTCTCAAAAAGGCAGACACAATTAATAAAGAACATGAACCAGAAGAACCTAAAAAGGCGGTTGCTGATATATCGTGGAGAACCTTTAAGAAGATGAATAATTGATTTAAAAATACTACAATAATTAATATATGTCAAAATTAATTATTGTCGAATCTCCTGCAAAATGTAAAAAAATAGAATCATTTCTAGGAAGTGATTATATATGTCTAGCTAGTTATGGTCATATTACATGTCTTCCTAGTTTAAAAAATATTAACTTTGAAAATTATAAAATTGATTTTGAAATTGCAAAAGAAAAATCAAAACAAATATCAAAATTAAGAGGTGCATTAAAAAAAGCGTCTGAAGTTATACTTGCAACAGATGATGACAGAGAAGGTGAAGCAATCGCATATCACTTATGTAATGTATTAAAATTGGATCACAAAACAACAAAAAGAATTATATTCAACGAAATTACAAAACCAGCAATTGAAAAAGCAGTTAAATCTCCAACAATTATTAATATGGATATTGTACATGCTCAAAATACTAGGCAAATATTAGATTTATTAATTGGATTTAAATTTTCACCTGTTTTATGGGAACAAATATCTAGAAATAATAAAAATAGTTTATCTGCAGGAAGATGTCAAACACCTGCATTAAAAATTATATACGAAAATCAGAAAGAATATGACAATCAAGAACCAACCGAAGTTTATTCAACGATTGGTTATTTTACAAGTAAGAATATTCCGTTTGAATTAACTAAAAATATAGATACAAAAGAGGAAACTGAAAATTTCTTAGAAGAGACGGTGAATTATGACCATATTTTAACTGTAGGCTCACCAAAGGAAATAATTAAATCTCCTCCAATTCCATTAATAACATCATCTTTACAACAACAAGCTAGTAATAACTTTCATTGGAGTCCAAAAGAAACGATGTCTATCGCACAAAAATTATATGAAAATGGATATATTACATACATGAGAACAGACAGTAAAAAATATAGTGAAGAATTTATAGAAAATAGTGAAAGTTATATTTTAAATAAATATGGAAATGAATATGTTAATGATAATAGTAATATAGTAAATACAACAGCTAAACCAACTGCAAAATCAAAAACAAAAAAAAGTGATAAAAAAGTTGAAGCCCAAGAAGCTCATGAAGCAATTAGACCAACAAAAATAGAATTAGCATCAATTACAGATGAGAAAAGAACAAACAAAGAAAAAACTTTATATAAATTTATAAGAAATCATACTCTGAAATCTTGTATGAGCCCAGCAAAAATATCTCGTATATCATGTAATATTACAGCACCATTAAAATATAATTATCTATACAATAGTGACATTATTACATTTAAAGGTTGGAAAATAGTAGATAATAAAAATGAAGATGATGAGTATTATAGTTTCTTGCCTTTATTAAATAATAAAGGTGTGGAGTATAATAAAATAAAATCAAAAGTATCAATTAAAAATTTAAAACAACACTTAACCGAAGCGAAGCTTATTTCTATATTAGAAGAAAAGGGAATAGGGAGACCTTCTACATATTCTAGTATTCTTGAAAAAAATAAAGATAGAGGGTATATTGAAAAAACAAATGTAAATGGTTTTGAAAAAAATTGTATTGATTATGAATTAATTGATAATGAAATAGAAACAATTGTTGAAAAAAGGACTTTTAATAATGAAAATAATAAATTAATTATTAAACCGATAGGAATTGTTGTATATGAAACATTAAATAAATATTTTTCTGATATATTCAATTATGAATATACCGAAGAAATGGAAAAGACATTAGATAATATATCAAAGGGTAATAAAGAATATAAGGGTTCATGTACTGAATATAAAGAATGTATTGAAAATTTATTGAAAGAATATAAGAAAAGTAAACCTCAAAAAACATCATTTCAAATTGATGAAAATCACGAGTATATATTTGCAAAACATGGACCAGTAATAAAATGTACAATAGATGGAAATATAACATTTAAATCATGTAAAAAAGATATTAACATAGAAAAAATTGAAAATGGTGAATATTCACTCGACGATTTATTAGAAGATAAAAAAGAACGTATTCTTGGTAAATATCAAGAAAAAGAAATTATATTAAAAATTGGGAAATTTGGCCCTTATATTAACTATAATGAACAAAATATATCAGTTAAAAAAATTGAAAAAAGTTTTGATAGAATAAATATTGCAGATGTGATAGATCTTATAAACACAGGAACAACAAGCAATTATATAAGGAAAATTAATGATGATTATCAAATTAGAAGGGGAAAAGGAGCTAAATCTGATTATATCATGTATAAAACTACAAACATGAAAAAACCTCAATTTATTAGTCTTAAGAAATTCGAGGGTGATTATATTAATTGTGAAATTGAAAAAATTATTGAATATATAGAGAATAATAAAAAATAAATAAAATGTAAATAGAATATATGCAATCAGAAAATACAAAAGGATTTCATATAGCTCTACTTACTATTGTTTTTTTAGCAGCATTCATATTAAATTTTATTTCATATGGTAAAATGGGAAATAAACAATATATTAACCAATATTTACATATGGTTTTATTTGTATTCTACTTTATTTTTGGTATAGGGATACAATTATTAAGTCCTGTAGATAACTATATGAAGGGGTCGTTTGATATGGGTTTTCATAGTAGTGCTATTTTTAATACTATTACTAAGTTAATATTTTTAGGGGCGCTTTTCTATACAGGTATAATTGAAACAACAACAGGCCCTGCTTTAGCAAAAACAGTAAAGGATGAAATGGGTCAAGATGTTACACAAGAAAAGGTATTATATGAGTCATACAGTGATTATTTCACATTTAAACTTCTTGCTGATATATTTTTATTTGTAATGTTTTTATTTATAACTGTTTGGTCATTTTCACAACATAACATAATTGGAAGTATTTATGAAAATAAAGAAGCTATAAATCATTGGGGGGTTTATGTTGGATTTGGTGCATTCACCATATTACATTTTGTTTTCCAAGGATTAAGACATGATATTTTAAAGAATTTCTTAACAGACGGTTTTCAATTAATACCCAAAAAACTTCTTAATTTTTTGAAATAATTTTTTAAATAATAATTAATTAAATACTAATTTAATTCATTATTTATATATTGTCTAAATTATTGATATCAATAAATTTAAATGTTAAACCGTATGTATCTTCGGTTTCCCATATACCAGATATTTTTAAAACCGCCCTAAAATTTTCATAATTATCATTAAGAGCATAACTAGAAAATAACTTAATATGTTTTTGATTAAGAAGGTCTCCTATTTGCATTATTGCCCTTTTATTCTTTATATCAACCCTACTAAGTATTGTTTTCTCAATATTTAACATTTTTATGATTTCTGCTTGATTTAATGTAGTATGGTTTATATAACATTTATATTTATTATAGTATTTTTTAATTACAGCATTTTGAATACTGATCATAAAATGTAGGCTATTTAAGGAATAATTATCGGGAGTATATACCAATCTTCTAAAAACACTATTATCTATTATGGTATTTTTTATTGATTCACTAAAAAAAACATTATTAGCGTCGTATGTATTATAATTTATAAGGATATTCATGTATTACTATATTATCATAATATAATATATTATTTTTATGTAATTATAAAACAAATTATTTATATTCAATTAATAATGAAAATACTTATTACAGGCGGAAATGGATTAGTAGGTTCTGCAATTAAAGAATTTGTTTTTTTGGAAAAAGAAGAAAATAAGGGGAAATCAACACAAAATGAAAATGAATATTTATTTATATCTAGCAAGGAGTGTGATTTAACAAATATTAATATTACACGAGATTATTTTTCTAAATGTAAGCCAGATGCTGTTGTTCATTTAGCAGCATATGTTGGTGGATTATTTAGAAACATGTCAGAGAAAATAAAAATGTATGAAATTAATACACAAATAAATTATAATATTTTAAAGATATGCGATGAATTAAATATTAATAGAGTATTATCATGTTTATCAACATGTATTTTTCCAGATAAAACCATATATCCAATTGATGAAACTATGTTGCATGATGGACCTCCTCATTTTTCTAATGACGGTTATGCTTATTCAAAAAGGATGTTAGAGGTTCATTCAAGAATGTATTATGAAAATAAAAATAGATTATACAATTGCATAATTCCAACAAATATATATGGGAAATATGATAATTTTTCATTAGAGGATGCTCATGTTATACCAGCATTAATACATAAATGTTCTATATCAAAGAATGAAAATAAAGATTTTATAGTAAAGGGATCAGGAAAACCATTAAGACAGTTTATATATAGTTTGGATCTAGCAAAATTGATATTGAAGGTATTATTTAATTATGAAGATAAAGAACCTATTATATTATCTGTTTCTGAAAAAGATGAAGTTAGTATTGCAAGTGTTGCTAGAACAATCGCAAAATGTTTTAATTATGAAGATAGGGTCAAATTTGATTGCGAATCAGCTGATGGTCAATTTAAAAAAACTGCTAATAATCAAAAGTTAATGAATTTATATCCAGATACCAAATTTACTGATATAGAAACCGGTATAGCAAATACCGTTGAATGGTTCAACCTTACACCTGATTATTTAATTAGAAAATAAATATAAAGTTTTCTCTCTATTATTATTATGTATTCCAAAGAAAATGAAAAATCAAATGAAAAATCAAATGAAAAATCAAATGAAAAATCAAATGAAAAATCAAAGGAAAAATCAAAGGAAAAATCAGGTATTTTTAAATTATATTTTGATTTAACTGAAAAATATAAAGAAGAATATGGTGATAATACTGTTGTACTCTTACAAGTTGGAAGTTTTTATGAAATATATGGAATGAAAGAAAATGATGGAACACTTGTAGGTAGTAGCATACATGAAGTATCTATTTGTTGTCATCTTAATGTACGACCAAAACAATTAAAGTATAACGGAAAGGAAATTGTAATGGCTGGTGTCCCTGACAAACCTGGTACATTAGATAAATATTTAGCATATATTAATGATTCAGGTTTCACATCTGTTATATGGTCTCAGGATGAAAGCAATCCTACTATCAGAGAATTTGATCAGATAATTAGTCCAGGTACATATTTTTCTAATAATGATGTTAAAATATCAAATAATATTTCTTGTATTTGGCTAGAATTAACAAAGCCTACTAAAAATAAAAATCAAATTTTATATTGTGGTATTAGTAATGTAAATAATATTACTGGAGATACATGTTTAAATGAATTTCAAGTTACATATAGTAAATCTCATACAACATATGATGAGTTACAAAGATTTATATCAATCAAAAATCCAAGTGAAGTAATCATTATTTCTAGTTTTACTGACGAAGAAGTTAAGAAAATTATTCAATATTCAAATATTAATACTAATACAATACATATTTTAAATGATAAGGATAAAACAACTAAAAAATGTTGTGAGCAAGTTTATCAATACGAAACTTTTAAGAAATATTTTGGATGTGTTATTTATAAAAATAATGACACTATTATAGAAAAAACAACCGCTCTTCAATCATTAACATTTTTATTAGATTTTATTTATAAACATAATCCATCACTTACTAAAAATATTAACTACCCTTCATTTGAAAATAATGATAATAATCTTATATTAGCTAATCATACATTACAACAGTTAAATATTATACCAGATAATAACTATAAGGGTCGTTTTAGTTCTCTCATGAACCTCTTAAATTTCTGTAAAACATCTATTGGAAGAAGAAGATACGAATACGAACTTACCCATCCTACAACAGTTTCTATCGACTTGAAGAGAGAATATGACATGACAGAATATCTATTAAATAATTATGAAACAGTCGAACATATTAGAAATAATTTTAATGTATATGATCTAGCATATTTAATGAGAAAAGTTATCATGAAAAAAATTACACCACTAGAAATTACATTCATTTTAACTAGTATCAAAACTATTCAACATATTTATACTTATACTTCTCCATCATCAGAGTTTTTTGAATATATACATTACAAAATTAATATTCATATTGATAATGAATGTAAAACTATAATTGATAAGATTACAGAAGCATATAATATTGATATTTGTACAGATAATGATGCTTATGATATTGAAAATAATATATTCAATTCAAAATATGATGAAGAACTAGATTTATATGTCGAACAATATAATATATTTATGAAAACTATTGAAAAATTTCGTATTAAATTTGATAATGCAATTAAATCTAGCGAAAAAAAACCTAGTACTAATGATTATGTTAAACTTGAAACTATAGATAAAAAGGGTCTGTGTTTAATTACAACAAAAACTAGGTCAAATAAACTTATAAAATCTATGGGTCAATCATCTATTGACAACACAGAAGACCCTTTAACATTTATACCGTCTACACAAAATAACGTTATTATTGAGAATTTATCAATTAATCAAACTTTGTCAGAAATTAATAAATATAAAAAGAAAATTAAAGAAAAGGTCAACGAACTTCACTTGAAATTCTTGGATTTTTTTATTGAAAAACAGAAAAGACTTAATGTTATTATAAATTATGTAGAAATTATTGATAATTTACAAAATAAGGCATTCGTTGCAAGAAAATATAATTATTGTAAACCTTCTATTCTCTCACTTCTCTCTTCGCCGTCTTTTGTAAGTGTAAAAAATATTAGGCATCCCTTAATTGAGAACTTGCAATCTGATGAGTATATATCCAACGATTTAGATTTGGGAAGAGAGAACAGTGGTATGTTACTTTATGGAACTAATGCTGTTGGAAAAACTAGTTTAATTAGATCTATTGGAATGTCTATTATTATGGCACAATGTGGATACTATGTACCTGCATCACACTTTGAATATGTTCCTTATAATAAACTCTTTTCAAGAATTCTTAATAATGATAATCTTTTCAAGGGGTTATCAACATTTGCCGTAGAAATGTCAGAGTTAAATGTTATTTTAAAAGATTGTGATGAAAACAGCTTAATTTTAGGAGATGAATTATGTTCTGGTACAGAAATGGATTCAGCTAAGGCTATTTTTATGTCAGGTCTTCAAACTATACATGAAAAAAAATCATCATTCATGTTCGCAACACATTTACACGAAATAGCAAACTATTCAGAAATAGAAAATATGGACCGTCTCTCTATGAAACATATGACAGTACAGTATGACAGAGAGAAAGATATATTGATATATGACCGTAAACTAAAAGATGGACCTGGTGAAAGCATGTATGGTTTAGAAGTTTGTAAATCTTTAAATATGCCCCCAAAATTTTTAGAAAATGCATATGAATTAAGAAATAAATATTTAGAAAATGTTAGTGTTCTTGATTCAAACAAATCACGTTACAATTCTAAGAAATTACTCAATATGTGCGAAAAATGTAAAAAGAACCCCGCAATTGAAACACATCATATACAACAACAAAAAGAAGCAAATGAAGCTGGTTTTATTGGTGATTTACATAAAAATCATATTTCTAATTTAATTGGGTTATGTGAAAAATGTCATCAAAAAGAACATCATAATTTAGTAAAATAATATAAATATTATATATGAATGATAATAACGTAGATAATAACGTAGATAAAACTTGTTCTATATGTTTAAATGAAATGACTGATTATCCTATTACTACAAAATGTGGTCATAATTTTCATCCGAAGTGTATAAAAAAATGGGCTAAGTTATCTAAAGAAAAATATGCAAAATGTCCTAATTGTAACACAGCTATTAATGTGAAAAAAATTAATGATACACCCAGCCATGATGATAGTGATAGTGATAGTGATAAAGATTATAGAAATGATGCTCAAATAAAACGATATATGGAGGGTAGAGGTGGAAAAAGAAGAACACGTAAAAAGAAAGGTGGAAAAAGAAGAACACGTAAAAAGAAAGGAGGAAAAAAAAGGACTAGAAAGAAAAAAGGTTCTGGAGGAGTGTTAGGTGTTCCTGCTAATTTAACTACACCTCCAAGTAGTCCTCGTAGAAGTAACGAAGATAGTCCTGTTCGTCCAGAAAAGATGCAAAGAACACCCACAAAGCTCAAAAAAAAGAAACGAACTAATCCAAACGATATCACGATGACTGAGTATTTTAAAGAGATTGATAGGACCAGATCCGAATCACCACCATATCCAGAAACACACGAAACTCTAACATTTGGTGGAAAAAAACGTAGAACACGAAAATCAAAAAAAAACTAGAAAATCAAAAAGAAAAGCATAAATTTATAATATAAATTAATAAATTATATTATAAGTAATATTTAAAACTTTAAAATAATATATACTATTATGAAGTTTCTAGAAAGTACATTTGAAGAATATGTTACATCGTGCAATAAAGAAGATTTACATCCAGAACTAAAAAAATTATTCGATAAATATCCTGACAATATTGATGATATAAATAATATGATTTTTTATGGACCTCCTGGTTCGGGTAAATATACACAAGTTTTATCATTTTTATCAAAATATAGTCCTAGTAATTTGAAGTATGAAAAAAAATTATGTATTGTATTCAATAAACAGAACCATTATTATAAAATTAGTGATATTCATCTAGAAGTTGATATGTCATTACTGGGGTGCAACGCAAAATTATTATGGCACGATATATTCACAAATTTATTAGATATTATCAACGCTAGTACATCAAAAACAAAAATTATAGTTTGTAAAAATTTTCATGAAATTAACAACGAATTACTTGATATATTTTATAGTTATATGCAACAATCCATGAAACATACAATTAAATTTATTATTACATCCGAACATGTTAGTTTCATACCCGAGACAATAATTACTTGTAGTGAAATAATCAGTATATCAAAACCATCAAAAAACAGATATATTAAAGTTTCAAAAAACAAAAACATAGGTCCAATTGAAGAAATTACTAATATAAAAACATTAATTAAAAAGAATGATCAAACACATAAATATAAAAATATTTGTGATAGCATATTAGAAGATATATATAATTTACAAAATCTAAAATATACTGCATTTCGAGATAAAATATATAATATTTTTATTTATGATATAAATATGAATCACTTTATATGGTATATTATAACGGATTTGATTACAAATAATAAATTAAAAGAAGAAGACATATATGAAACAATAATAAAAGTCCATACATTTTTTAAATATTATAATAATAATTATAGACCTATTTATCACGTAGAAAATTTTTTATATTTCTTAATTACAAAAATATATAACTTAGAGATAAAATAATATAACTAATATGAACGAAAATAAAGCATTACAAGTATTAGAAATAGATAACTTATCAAATTATGATTCAAAAAAATTAAAAAATCAATATCGGAAACTAGCATTAAAAAGACATCCTGATAAAGGTGGTGCACACGAAGATTTTGTAGAATTATCACAAGCATATGCATTATTAGAAAACAAATTAGAAAATGAAAATAAAGATAATGACTTATTCAAGTTATTTACAAAAATTATTTCACTTGGAAAAAATAGTTTAGAAAATAAAAAAATAAAGGATGAATTAATTAATATTATAAATAATTTATCAACAAAATTACTAGATAATATAGAAAGGGATAATTTAATATTTTTAATGCAAATGTTAGATATGTATAAAGATATTATTTTAGATACAGAAGTCTATAATGAAATAAAAAAATGTATAGACGAAAAATTAAAAAATGTTGAAATACATGAAATAAATCCATCCATAAATGATTTATTTATGGATAATGTATTTAGTTTAAATATAAATAATAATAATTTATTAATACCCATGTGGCATAATGAATTAACATATGAATTAAATGGTAAAACAGTTATTGTACAAATAAACCCGAATTTACCAGATAACTGTTTTATTGATAATTACAATAATATTCATTTTTATTTCAACGTTAAATTGAATAATGATTTATTAAATAAAAAAACACTAGATATTTTAATTAATAATAAAACATATAACATAAAAATAGAAGATTTAAAAATTATAAAAGAACAAACTATTCCATTCATTCATGAAGGAATTTCCAAAATAAATAACAAAGATATATTTGATAACAACAATAAAGGATTTTTAAACATTAATATTTCATTAATATAAAAATATTTTAAATATATTAAATATGGATTATTCATTAAATTTAATTTCTTTAGATAAAAAAATTAGATTTTATTGTGGTGATAAAATACACACCTTCGAACCTATACCAGTTGATTTAAAACATGAATTATGGTGGAGTGAAAAATCACATAAAAAAGCAACAAATGAAATGCTAGCTGAAGTAAGAGTTATATCGCAATTAAATAATATAACATTAAAAGAAGCACAAAAAATTTTATATGGTATTGAATCTATTAAATCATAATTCTATTGAATTAGGAATAGGATGATTTTTATTATATATTATATAATAAAAATTAAATCAAAATTAATATAAAAAGACAGAGGTATTAACCTCTGCCAAAATAAAATACTATACTGATAAATACTACTAAAACTAGCGCAATTATTATTTCTAATGACATATTATAAATTATTATTATTTTTTATACTAATTTTTATATTGTTACTTAAGCTGTTGCCTTCTTGCGAACAACCTTCTTCTTCTTCGCTTGAGGTTCTTCAACAACAGGAGGAACGAATACAGTCTCTTCCTCCTCTTCCTCTGCCTCTTCCTCTTCCTCCTCTTCCTCACCATCACTTTCTACTTCGGTAGAAACCATAGCTCCAGCTCCAGTATCTTCCTCTTCTTCACCAGCAGGTTCCTTTTCAAGAGTTGCAAGTTCATCATCATCAAGAGTAATATGGCACTTACCAGCAAGTGTCTCCTTCGGCTTAACAGCTGCTTGAACCAATCTCCAAGTAACACCACACTTACCGCCTGTAATCCAAAGGCCACCGCATTCAATTACACAAGCAACATTACATCCCTTAGTGATGAAATTACGAGGATCCTTCGTAGTCTCGGTATCGTTAGGGTCAAATACACACTCGCCATTCTGATTATAAATCTCAGAAGCCCACTTTCCATCGTAACGGGGGGTCTTAACAGAAAGAGTGGGTGACTTAGTAGGGTCGGGCTCACCATCGGTCTTAGGATACTTCAACATAGGTGTCCAAAGTGCATCCAAAACCTCAGGGGTCATCTTCGCCTTTCCAAGCCACTCCTTAGAATTAACAATAACATCAGACTTAATCTTATTTTCAAAAGCCATCATCTGATCAAGAAGCTTCTTGGTCTTAGGAGTTAGGAAATCGTTTCCAGGAAACTGAAGCGAAAACTGGAACTTTTCATTTCCCTCATAATCACTCACTCCCCAACTCAACATAAGAGGAGTTCTAATGACGACCTTCTTACTCAAGGCCTTATTTTGAATTCCAACTGACTTACCTCCAGCACTATTCACCTTAACAGGCAAGTACTTAAAGGCAGTTTGAACGTTCACGGTATTAATATCGGTAATGCTTGACATCTTTTATACATCTACATAAGTCATTCTCTTTAAATCAATTTTTTTTATAATTAGACCATAAATGATTTTAATTAATATTTATTTATTTTATTTTCAATATCTATTTAAAACTAAATATTTAGTTAATATATATAGAATGTATCGTAAAAATTCAGCAGATTTGGCAGAAAATTATAAATTTAATGAAAATATTGTTGTAAGTAACCCAAAAATTACAAAAAAAAGGGGGAAAAATAGTATTAATAAAATTATAGATGATGATTTTTTTATTCCTGAAATAAAACAATATTCAATTATTATGGTTCTTAATTATAATGTAAAACAATTAAAAGAAATATGTAAACATTACAAACAAAAACAAGGTGGTAATAAAAATGAAATTAAAAATAGAATTTATACGTACATGAGAGAGACACATTACATAAAAAAATTACAGCGTCTTTTTAAAAATAAATTATTTGAGAAATATTTAAAATTAAAAGGATGTGCTAATCATAATAGAAAAATGTGTGTAAATGAAACAGATTTTATTTCTCTTAAAAAGATTTCAGAAATACCACATTATTCATTTTATAGTTACACGCACAATGATATTACATATGGATTTCACATCGGTTCTCTAAAAACATATATTGATAATAATAATCATAATAGTAAAGAACAAATAAATCCTTACGATAGAAGTAGTATAAGTGATGATAATATTAATGATTTTTATAGATATTTGAAAATTTGTATAATATTTAATTATCCTATTGATTTAGAAATAGAAAAAGATGATGTTGTATTGAATGACACGGATATAATAAGAAATAAAACAATTGAATTATTCCAACACATGGATAGTTTAGGTCATTATACTAATCCTAATTGGTTTATAAACTTAGACTTACGAAAATTATTAAGATTTATAAGAGAATTACATGATATATGGGAATATAGAGCACAATTAACCATCGAAACAAAACGAAATATACATTATCCAAATGGTACACCATTTAATACATTTATGCAAAATTCACGAGATATAAATCATTTAAGAAAGACAATTTTAACGATAATTGAGAATTTAACTACAAAAGGAACTAATAATGAGTTTAAAAGTTTAGGCACAATGTATGTTTTAGGTGCATTTACATTAGTTTGTCCCGAAGCAGCAGATGCTTTACCATGGTTGTATGATTCGGTTTTTCATATTTAAAAATAATTCGTAAAATAGTTGATTTTTTTTAATTTATTAATAAAAAAATTAATTACCACCACTTTAGGTAATAAAAGTAATGTAAAAACATATAAAATATATATTATGCTCCAAAACAGCTTAAAGGCATCCTGCTATGATATAGTATAATGGTAAAGAAGACCGATACGACTACTGCTCCTAAGACCCCTGCTAAGAAGACTGTTTCAACTAAGAAGACAACCAAGGCCGCCGCCCCTGCTGAGACCCCCGTTGAGGTCGTTGAGGTTAAGGCAACTAATGCTGTTGTAGCTGATGCCCCTAAGGAGGTTGATATTGAACAATCTGTCGCTGATGATTTCAGCGTTTTCATGAGTAAGATGCAAGGTCTTTCCTCTCAATTCTCTGCTCTTCGCAACGAGTTCCGTGCTCTTGAGAAGAAGGCTATGCGTGAGCTTAAGAATGCTCGCAAGAAGTCTGCCCAGCGTCAGCGCAAGAGTGGCAACAGATCCCCTAGTGGATTTGTAAAGCCAACTCTTATCACCGATGAGCTTGCTACTTTCCTTGGTAAGGATAAGGGTTCCGAGATGGCCCGTACTGAGGTTACTCGCGAGATTAACAAGTACATCCGTGCCCACAAGCTTCAGGACCCCGAGAATGGTCGCAAGATTAACCCCGATGCCAAGCTTGAGAAGCTCCTTAAGATCCCCAAGGGTGAGGTACTAACTTACTTCAACCTTCAGAGATACATGTCTCCTCACTTCCCCAAGAAGGACGCCATCGCAGCCGCAGCCGCTGCTGCTGCAACTGCTGCTGCAACTGCTTAATTGAATTAACCAATTAAATGAAATAATAAATTATACAATTAATTTATTATTTAATATTATTATGTTAAAATACTTAAAATTAATACCTAAATAAATAATATAATGTTTGCTGAAGGTGCTCACGAAAATGTTAATACCCCAGAAATGGCCAAGGACCAAGCTTCTACAAATGAAGTTGTTCCTCCTCCTGTCCCCCCTGCCACAGAAGAAGTAAAGGAAGTAAAGCTTATTGATGTCCCTATTGACTCGCCAAATACTGCTTTAAATGTTATTGTATCATTTTTGAATTTAGCACAAAAGAGAGGGGTGTTTGGTATCGATGAATCTGCTAAGATCTGGGACTGCGTAAAGATGTTTCAACAACAACAATAAATAAATATATATAAATATAATCTATATTGTTTTATATATATGCAATTATCTAATACAACAAAATTATTTATTGATGAAATAAATAAATATAAATTAGTTACTAAGAGAAAAAATATTGATGATTTAATAAAATGTTTATATAATGAAATTAATTTAGGATTTGAATATTATAAGGGCATTAAAAAAAATATTCAAATAGATACTAAAAAAATAAATAATATTAACAAAATACCATTTCCTAATACTATGTCTGATAAATTATTCCCTATTGAAATTGAAAACAATATTAAAAATAAATCCAATTTTTACACTACATGTAATATTACACTAATGGATACAAAATTTAAAATTATATTTGTATACACATTAAATACATTTAATATTGAAGATTATATGTCTATTATAGTAACATGGTTACATATTGTATTAAATCATTCCACTAGAAATTGCAGTAAAAATATTACATTATATATTTACTTATCAGATAAAACAAAAAAATTACCATCTAAAGAAACAGATACGCTTGATGTTATTAATGTAAATACAGCATATACATATTGTTGTGGTAATCCTAGAACAAAAAATGAAATTGTCATTTTTAGAAAAGAAGAATGGATTAAAACATTAATGCATGAAACATTACATGCTTTTGGTCTTGATTTTTGCAATTTAGATAACGAATATGTCTCCAATATTATTAAAAAAACATTTCCGATTAATTCTGATATTAATATTAATGAATCATATTGTGAATTCTGGGCAGAAACATTTAATATATTAATTTTAGCATTCTTTTCATTAAAATCAAAAGATGACATTAAATCATTTATTTTATATGTTAAAAATTTTATTACGTATGAAAAAACATTTTCTGTTATACAAACAATCAAAATATTAAATTATATGAACCTTGAATATAAGGATTTATATAAAGATGATGTAGTATGTGAATTTAAAAGAAACTTCTTTTATAACGAAAACACAAATGTATTTTCATATTATATTATTAAAAGTATACTTATGTATAATTTAGAGGATTTCATATTTTGGTGTGTAGATAATAATATGAATTTAATTGATTTCTATAAAACAAATAAAAATGTTAATAAATTCATAGAATTCATTATTAGTAAATTTAATAAAAAATCATTTTTAAAGTCAATAAATGATAATAAAAAAATATTTGATGAATTAAATAAAAATAATAAATTTTATAATTCAACAAAAATGTCACTTTTAGAAATAAAATAATAGTATATATTATAATGGCTGTCAAGACCCGTAGTCAAAGAAAAGTTAGTCTTTCTAGACGTAAAGTATATCGTTCCCGCGTAAAGAATTCCGTATGTCGTAAGAAAGGACCTGCTACTTGCCGTCGTGTTAAAGGATGCAAAATGACACAAAAAGGAAAGAAATACTGTCGCAAGTCAAAGAATACCCGCAAAGCTAAGCGATAAATCATCTGTTAGCAGATAAATATAAAATATTAATAATATCAATAGTATTGATAATATTATTATAAAATACTCTTCTAATATTTCAAAATATCCAGCCATTAACATTAATATTACAAGATAAGGTTTATCAAATAAATATGTATAATCATTCCTATCATAAGTTTTTGTTATACTATAATTCAAACCATTCCCTTCTACAGCATGCCACCACCAAGGAGGTATCATCAAACTATCCCCTTCTTCTAATACAGCCTTGTATATTTTCATATTTGTTTTATCCATAGTAAAAAAATTAGATTTAGTAAAATTTGATCTATCCGAAAATAAACCATGAAAATCCATATTATTATCATAGTAATCAAACATATATACTGTTTTTGTTCCTGATATTTGATTTAAAACGTAATCATTACTTGTATGTAAATGACAACCTGATTTTCCATTCTTTCCAAAAAATATCAATATGCCTTCATTTAACCGCGACTCATCCATATCTATTACAAAGTTTTTTAGAAAATCTTCTGGTAATTGTGATGTATAATCCGATAAATCTATTTCAGCTAAGTAATATTTTTGTTCTGTTTTATCATCTATTATTTTATTATATATCTTATCAAAACTAAGTTCCTTTCTTTTTTTAATATTTGTTTCACCCATTTCATTATCATTATCATATATTTCAACAGGAAATGTTATACCTTTTAAATTATCTTTTAAATATTCTATCTTGTTTTTTTTATTAAAAATATCCATGTTTTTACAACCCCCTTTTATTACATATGGTTTTTGGAAATTTATATAACTATTTGTATCTTTTATATTATATATTACATCAATGTCATAATACATAATATTCATTTATTTATTTAATTTCTCTCTTACACGCATAAGTTCTGTTAATATTATAGCATCACCACCACGTTTGTAATGAACTATCTTTGCATCTTTTGTCTCTAGTAATAAATTTTTAAGAGAGACATTCTGACTAAATTTCGCAAATAATCCCTTTTCAAGTATATTTGATTTATTCATATCATATTCATCATCTATTTTAATATCCTTTGGTCGCAATTTACTCTTCTTTTCATCTCCCGCATCAATCGCCAATTCAACTGCCTTTGCTATTTTATTGCCACTCTCTATATTAAACAATTTATAAAAATCACTATTCGAAAGAAACTTATTCGCATTTATATAATGCTCCACAGTTGACCAATTATATCCATCTAATTCAAATGGTTCGTCCCAACTATTAGCTAATTTTTTCCTCCAGTTCATTATTTTATGTAATTCTGCAAATCGATTATCACTTTTTTCTATTGTTTCACCAGAACCCTTGCCTGGTAACGGTTTATCATTCGATTTGGGATATACCTGAAATACAGTTTTATCATTAAATAATTTATCCCCTTCTTCTACAACAATCGGTAAATCTTCATCTTCATCTACCTTTTTATATTGTTCCTTTAATTCAGCAAAATCGGGAATTAAATTATAATAACCATCATTTCCCTCCAAACATTTCAATAATATTAATCTTTTTAAATCATATGGTATTTCTTGAAATGTTAACATTCGTTTATCCTTATACGTAATTAATTTATAGTGATCACCTACAAAATCTACTATAATATAATAATCAGGGTTAAAAATACCAGCACCTTCTAATTTACTATCATTCATTTGACCACATACCAATACATTATCTTTATCATCAGTATCATATGCTTCACTTGATAATAATATTAATTTTACATTCATCATTCTTTCCATCGTACTTAATGCCCATGTATCAGCCCAAAATTCACAACTTCTTAATTTCTTTCTAAAATTTTCTAGATTTTTTACACCCGACATTATTTTTACTTCCTTTAAATTCTCTTTTGTCAATTCTACTTCCGCTTTTATTCTATTAAAATCATCTACTTTATTTTTCATTTGTTTTTGCAACATTAATTGTGTATTTCGGTCCTTTGTCAATTTGAATTTATCCTTTAATAGTTTTAATTCTCCTTTTACTTTTTCTGATTCATCCTTTGATGATACTAAAGATGATTTATAATTATCAAATAATAACTTATATGTTTGAAACGTCTCTTCATCCGCTTCATAAGATAATACATTTCTCAATTTCGTAACATTTGTTTCTTTTCCTATTCCTAAAAATGCATCTCTTAATACATAAAAAAAGCAATCTCCTTCACCTTCATTATCTAATAAACTATAATTATTATTTTTCATAAACTTTTCTATCCAAGTTATATTTACTCTTTCCACATAATTCTCTCTTTCTTCTTTTGAACTCTCCTCTGTTTCAATATCTAATTCTTGCTTTCCAATTGCACTTGTCGTTTCAAATACCTCATCACCGTCTTCTTCTTTTTCATCCTTTTCATTTTTATTATCTTCAGAATTTAAATTAACATTCGGTTTATCACTACTATATTCACGAAGAGTTTTTTTATTAGCATAGGAAAAAAGAAGAGGCTCGTTATTATTTAATCTAGTCAAATCTATTTCATTTAAATCGTTCATTAATGCTGGTATATTATTTGATAATACTTCAAATACACCTATCCTCATAATTATTTCATTATTTTTAATTAAATATATTGGAAAAAAAACTACATCTTTATCTACATATGTATATTTAATATTTCCTATTGCAACATGTATTTTGTATTCTAAAGTATCGGGAAATATCTCATATAAACTTGCGTCCATCCCAATATCTTCATCATAAACTAATCTACTTTCATCATATTTTATACGACCATCTAATTTAGACAATACCATAATATATATTATAAATATTTTCTTATGTTTTTTTTATAATATATATTTATTTATTTTTTGAAGCTATCTAATATATCCATTAGTCTAAACTTTGTTTTATTGCTGAAACTAGGATTTTCATCTTTATTTAAATCTTTTACATTTGTTATTTTATTTATAAATAGGCTATAAGAAGAACCCTTTTTTAAATCACCTGTTAATGTATTTACTAATTCATATATATTATCTACAATATCTTCACATGTCGCCTTACAATCTTCCTTTTTATAATTAATATATATTTCATCTATTAATTTTATAATTATTTCTTCTAGAGATACTAATGAATACAAACCTGAATTATATAAATTTACTAAAAACATACTTAATGCTTTCCTCTTTTCACCTTCTGCCTTCAATAAACAAAACTTTTCATAATCCTCGTCTGGATTAATGCTTTCAATATTATCAAAATATTTTAAAAACTCATTAATTTTAGAATCAAATACACTTTTTATTTCTGTATAATTATCTTGTAACTTTATCAATATATTCACATATTGTTTAGAAGAAAATCGATTCGCAAGTGCTAGATTAAATACCCAATATGTTACATCATTCATGAATGTTTCATCATCATTTAATTCAGTTTTAAGCTCGCCTACAGCAATTAATATTTTTTCCTCAAAAGTTGAATATGTTTTTTCTGTCATTTTATTTAAAGATATTTGTATTACTGCCTTTAATTCTTCCACTTTTGTTTTCTCCACTACAGGTCTAGGTACATATGGCTCTTCTATTACATTTTTTCCTTTATTCTTTGCCTTTTTATGAAAAACAGGTGTTTTTACATAATTAGTTGCACCTACTACATCAGATATCTTGTTTATCATATCAACTGCCGATTGAGGCAGTTCGAGAGTAAATCCATCGTTATTTATATTTTCAATTAATAATAAGTTATAACTCATGACTATAGACATCGTTGTATGATATAGTACCATTTTTTTAATATTATTTCAATTTTATTATTAAATCAAAATAATGTGTTTAAATTATAAATTATTTATTTTAATACAATTTATGGATATTACTGAATACTTTAATTTACCAATTGATACAATATCAAATAAAGTTACCGTCGATAAAAATATTATTACTGACTTAGAATTAATTGAAGATAATGAAGATGGACAAAATATTCTTTCATATATTTTTAATCCTACAAATGATTTCTCGAAAATTACACAAAACATGTGGTGTAAATATCAAACTACTGATATAAAATTTTTAAAACAATCTCAAAACTTATATAAAACATTTAAAATTACTTCCTTAATGAATAATGACTATCTTACTACTATATATGATAAATATACATCGTATAAAACCGATACTGGTTTCAAGGAAAAATATGGTTTTATGGATTGGTCTCATCTTGAATTTTTAAATAATTGGGAATATTTTTTGTTAATATTTGCTGTAATTCATATACTTAGTCCTATATTCTCATTAATATTACCTATCATTTTTCTATTATTCCCTTATATTATTTTACTTATACAAGGACATCCCATTACTATTGATGTTTACATCAGAGTATTAACTGATATGTTCCGAAATACATCACTAGTTAGATTGGTTACTGGTGATTTTAGTGATTTCAAACAAGCTAGTTATTTTGTAATGACTATACTTATGTATGGTTTCCAAATTTATTCTAATATATTAACTTGTATACGATTTCATTATAATTTATCAAAACTACATGTTTTTATGGGAGAAATGACAGATTATATCGAACGGACTACAAAAAATATGGATATATACTGGAATTATGTTTCTGACTTAGATACATATGCTAATTTCAGAACAAACTTAGATAAGCATAATAGTGTTCTAAAAAGATACTTATTTAAAATTAACAAGATACAATCTTATTCTTGGAATTTTACAGAACTTTTTAATTTAGGTTATATACAAAAAAATTTTTATAGTATTTACAACGACGATGAATTACATAGTTCATTAATGTATTCATTCGGATTTCATGGGTATATTGATAACATCGTTGGCATACAAAAAAATATAAAGGAGAAAAATATTAATTTTTGTACATTCAATAAAAAGAAAAATACTAAATTTACAAAGGCATATTTCTGTAACAATCAGAAACCTGTTAAAAATACATATGAACTTAATAAAAAGTATATTATTACTGGTCCAAATGCATCAGGAAAAACTACATTATTAAAAACTTCATTATTAAATATTGTTATTTCACAGCAAATAGGATGTGGATTTTATAAAAAAGCTAATATTAATCCATATAAATACATCCACTGTTACTTAAATATTCCTGACACTACTGGAAGAGATAGTCTATTTCAAGCTGAAGCAAGACGATGTAAAGAAATTATTGAAGTTACAAAGAATAACAAAGAGAGACATTTTTGTATTTTTGATGAATTATATTCAGGTACTAATCCTTATGAAGCAGAGGCAAGCTCACATTCATTCATTAATTATTTATCACAATTAAATAATGTTGATTTTATGATGACAACCCACTTAATAAAATTATGTGAAAATATCGATAAAAAATCTAAAATTATTAATTATAATATGAAAACTATCCCTATTAATAAATATGATTTTAAATATACATATCTTCTAAAAAAGGGGATTTCTAAAATTAAGGGAGCAGTAAAAGTATTAAAAGAATTAGATTATCCCCCTGATATTATTGATGCCACACTAGAATATCTTAAATAATAATATATTACGTTTAATCGATTTAAATATATATATCATAAGTAATATATGAACTTTATGGCAATGTTTGAATTTGGAAGTAATATCGCTTTATATTTAGGAATGATATGTGTTATTGCTGTATTATTCTTTTTTATTAGAAGACAAGTTACCGAGACAGAAAATAAAATTAATAATATGATGGAAGTTATGACAGGATTAAGTATTGAACTAGCAAACCTTAAGGCGTTTGCTATCATGAATTCTAGGACTGGTGGAGGAATAGGAAATAATATGGAAGTAGATAAATTAGATGAAAAAATGATTATTAGTGACGAAGAAGATGAAGATGAAAATGATGAGGACGGATATGAAAACGATGATGATAGTGATGAAGAAAGTGAAGATGAGGAAGAAAGCGATGATGAGGAAGAAAGCGTTGATGATGAAGGAAGTAGAGTTATTGAAGATATTGAAGTTATAAAAGTAGTTGAAGAAGAAACTATTAAGGTTGAAGTAGAAGAAATTGTTCCTAAAACTGTAAAAATAGATATTTCTTCTAAACTGCCTGTTACTGTTACTGATTACAGTAAATATAATATGAAAAAATTAAAGGATTTTTGTATTGATAAAGGAATTAGTGCTGAATATAGTAAGCTAAAAAAAGCAGATCTAGTAAAGTTACTTCAAGATTTTGATGCTGAAGAGGAAGATGAAGAAGAGAAAGAGGAAGAAGAAGAACTTAATCTAGATGAAGATGAAGATGAAGATGCAGATGAAGATGCAGATGAAGATGCAGATGCAGATGCAGAAGAAGTTAATCTAGAAGAAGTTCTTGTTAAAACAGATGAATTAGCAGATTTAAAATTAAAGGATGAAGAAGGTGAAGAACTAGAAATGTAAATATTTATCATTTGAATTTATTTTATATATCAATTATATATAATATGAGTTGGGCAACATGTTATTCATCATCAAATAATGTATATTTTGATTTACCTCCTATGATGACGGATGGTAGAGTATTCGAAGAACACAAAACAGAAAGTCAAATTATGCATGAAAAAATGATTAAGGATAATTCAATCCAAACAAACGCTGATTACAGAAAATATTTAGCAAATAACGCTGATAGTATAATTAGTTATAACCAAGTTGAATCTTATCATCAAACTGGGTTTAAACCAGTTGTATTTCAAAATGAACCTAGTTCTAACACACCATATCTTTTTAAATCCAAGTCTGACCCTAGCAAACCTATCGGGTATAATGATAGCGATTTAAAACAGAAATATTTAACACGAGAACAATTACAGTCACAATTAACTGCTCCAGTTATTGATATCCCTAGTAAATAAAATAACTTAAAAATATCTTTACAATTATAATATGGAAATTGAAAGAAAACCTGATATATATCAACCATCTAATGATTTTAATGGAAATTATATAGATTCAATACCAAATTTTAAATTTAATAATCATGGTATTATATGTCCATGTGCAAATAAAGATAAAATTTTTTTATCTAGAAGTAGTTTTACTTGTCATACTAAAACAAAAAAACACATTAAATGGCTAGAAGAAATTAATAATAATAAAAGTAATTATTTAGTCGAAAATATTTCATTAAATGAAATTGTAAAAAATCAAAGGTTAATAATTGCTAATAGTGAAAAAGAAATTAGAGAATTAAAAAAGAAAATTGATTATTTAACACCTAAGTATGACCCAGGTGTTGATTTATTAGGATTAAATGAATTAGATGTTTAAATAATATTATAAGTATTTAATAAAATAGTTATAATAAGTATATGAAACTTTTAAGTATTGATGTGGGAATGAAAAATCTTGCCTTCTGTCTATTTGATGTAACTAATTCAAAAAACTTTTTGGTAACCAAATGGGATGTTGTTGATATTTGCCAAGAAAAAAAATATACATGTTGTCATTCAGATAAAGGTACTATATGTAATGCACTCGCAAAATTCTTTAGTGATGATAAATACTACTGTAAAAAACATGCAAATAAACAAGATTTACGGGTTCCTCCAAATACACATGATATTACTAAAATTAAAAAAATGAAAATAAAAGAGATTATTGAATTTGCTGATACTAATGAAATTGAATATCAAAAACCACATACAAAAGAAAATATTTTAAAAACTATTAATGAATATCTTAATAAAAATTACTTTAGTGCTATTAAACCAATAAGAACAGATGATATTGACTTAATTACTTTAGGTCGAAATCTAAAAACTGTTTTTGATTCTATATTCGCCGGGGATTTTATTGATCTCGATAAGGTTATTATTGAAAATCAAATAAGTCCCCTCGCAAATAGAATGAAAACATTACAGGGAATGATATCTCAATATTTTATTATGAGAAGCAACTGCAAAATTGAATTTATTTCATCACAAAATAAATTAAAGGATATTGAACCAAACAAAACAACATATAATGAACGCAAAAAAATTGGAATTGAATACTGTAAAACATGTGTTACTGAAGATAATATGCTATTATCATGGAAAGATACATTTATGAAACACTCAAAAAAAGATGATTTAGCAGATTCTTTTCTACAAGGTATTTTTTATATTAAAAAATTTCATAATTAAAAATAATATAATATATGTTTCGTAGTACTTAAAATTATAAGATATATTATATTAATATGGCTGATATAATTGAGATTGGTGATTTAAACATCGATAGTGATTTACCGTCTGCAAATTTTGGCGCAGGTGTTGAATTATTAATGAATGAAAAAAGAAAGGATGCAGGAAATGATAAAGGCCATGATATTAATATTGCAGATTTAGATACTCTAGAAGATGAACTTAATGGATTTGCTGACATGAAAATTAATATTGCAGATACGTCGATTGTTGATGACTCTGGTACAAGAGGAGTTAGTTTTGGTTCTGATAGTAAAGGTATCAGTTTTGAAAAGGTAGAAATACAACCTACTATCGTTAGTGATAGTAAAGAAAATCTTCAGAGTGAAAATAAAACATGGGACGGTTACGGTAAATTTAATGATATTCCTCTTAACCCAAATGTTGATAATTCAAGTACACCAAGATTAAGTAAAGAAGAGATGTTGAAAGAAAAGTTTATACTTTTAAAAAAACTTGAAACATTAGAACAAAAAGGAGTACAGCTAACTAAGAAATATGGCATGGACTCTAATCTTCAAGAAATGAAAGGCGAATATGAAACTATTATGGCCGAAAAAGAAAAGGAAAATTCTGTCAAATTTCAGGGCAATATGTTATCTGCTATGATTAATGGTGTCGAATTTCTAAATGGAAGATTTGACCCGTTCGATATCAAACTTGATGGATGGGGAGAACAATTCCAAGAAAATATTACTGATTATGATGAAATTTTTGGAGAATTACATGAAAAATATCAGTCATCCGCTAAAATGGCACCCGAAATTAAACTTATATTCCAACTTGGAGCAAGTGCTATGATGGTGCATATGACTAATACTATGTTTAAATCTGCCATGCCTGGCATGGATGATATTATGAGACAAAACCCAGACCTTGCACAGCAATTTACTAGAGCAGCGGTTGATAGTATGGCACCACAAAATCCAGGATTTTCGGGATTTATGAATAACATGATGCGCGAAGAGCCTACTGTTGTTAATACTGGGCCACCACCTGCCCCAGTTGAAACACAAGGAAGAAATGCTATGCCTGCACCTGCTAGACCAGGATTTGTTGAGCGTTCCCCATTTGCTAATAGACCTGATTTACAAGCAAGTAAGGGAATTGAACTAAATAATAATCAGGCTAGTACTAAAACACCTCCTGTTAGATCTGTTCGTCGCGAAATGAAAGGACCCGATAATATTGATAACATACTTGGAGGATTAAAAACTAAAACTATTAGTATGCCAACCCCAAAGAATAATATTGTCATGGAAGAGAATGATGATAAGGGTAGTACTATAAGTATTACTGAACTTAAAGAAATGCAAAAAGACGACATTACATCACCTAAAAAAAGCAAAAGACGAAATGGTTCCAATAAAAACATCGTTAGTCTAGATATTTAAATCATTAGCATATAATTAATAATATAAATTATTAATTATATATTTAAACTGAATTTTTTAACCACTCAAAATAATCTATGGTTTTTGATAACCCATCGTGTAATTCAGTTTTTGGTTTCCACATTAATAACTCTTTTGCCATTTTTAAAGAGGGCCTTCTTTGTTTGGGATCATCACCTGGTAATATTTTAAATATGATATCAGATTTACATTCTGGAATTAAATACCGTAAAACATCTAATAATTCATTTATTGTTATTTCATTTTCGTTGCCTATATTTATTGGACCTCTTACTCCTTTTGTATTCATTAAAAGTATTAATCCTTCTACTGTATCATCTACATAATTAAAACATCTGGTTTGATTTCCATTTCCATAAACTGTTATATCCTTATCATATATCATTTGATTTATAAAATTGCTTACTACTCGTCCATCATCTTTATTCATTTGAGGACCATATGTATTAAATATTCTTGCTATTTTTATATCAATATTATATTTACGTTCATATTCTATCATTAATGTTTCTGATATTCTTTTACCTTCATCATAGCACGACCTTACTCCTATTGGATTTACATTACCCCAATAATTTTCAGATTGGGGACTTATTTGAGGATCTCCATACACTTCTGATGTTGATGTTAATAACACTTTACATCCTTTTATTCTACCCAATTCTAAAACATTTCTTGTTCCAAAATAATTTGTATCTAATGTTTTTATTGGGTCTTTTTGATAAAATGGTGGTGAAGCAGGACATGCTAAATGATATATTTCATCTATTTTTTCAGATATTTGATAATAGTCCTCTACATCATGTTCTGAAAAATGAAAATTTTCATTTTTTGTTAGTTCCTTTATATTTTCAAAACTTCCACTACTTAAATTATCTATACAATATACTATATTTCCTGAATTTAATAGTTCTTTGCATAAATGACATCCTATAAAGCCAGCACCACCTGTAACTAATATAGTTTTTACCATAATAAACAATATTATATTATATATTCTTTATTTTTACTCATTTCTTTATATTAAAATTGATTTAATAATAATCACTTCGCCGATATAAGACCAATCAAAATGATAAATAATATTAAATTACGGAAAAATAAAGAATATGCTATCGACCATATTACAGACGACAACTTTTGGAAAAGAAAAGAACCTAAGTACGTTATCTTAACAATAAATATTAAAAATAACACATTTAAATATATTGATTGTTTAAATCAACAATTGTTTCATATACGAAAAATCAATTATTTAAGAAGACTTATGATATACAATATACAACTTAAAAAAATACTTTCTACCATTTATCCACTTAGTATTGATTTAATCCAACATCTTCTAATTCAATTTATAGGTTATCCAAAAGGTTATCCATTTCCATATTTTAATAACGACTTAGTTAATAAAGGGGATTTTGCATATACTTCTAACTTTGCACACCCACCTGCATATATTTCTGACTTTGCATATACTTCTGACATCAAATTCAATTTTGACCCATACGATGATAGTAGAAAATATCTATAAGAAAAGAATATAAATATAATAATGATTAATATATATATAATGCCTACTGATATTCCTAATGATGCACCTATGTTTTCTGATTGTGTTAATGGTACCACAGTAACAGCAAGAGTTGTAAGTGTTTATGATGGAGATACTATTAAGGTTGTTTTTCCGCTGAATGATATTTTTTATAAGTGGAACTGTAGATTAATGGGTGTTGATACACCTGAAATTAGAACTAGAAATACCAAAGAAAAGGAATATGGATATTTCGTTAGAGATCAACTAAGGGAGAAAATTAATGACAAGATTGTTAGTCTTAAATGCGAGGACTTAGATAAGTATGGAAGACTACTTGTTACTGTTATGTGTGATAATGAAAATAGCGATAAATGTGATATTAATAAGTGGTTGATTGATAGTGATTACGCATTCGCTTATGATGGTGGCACGAAGCGTTCGTGGGAAGATTATTTACATACTAGAAATGATGTTTAATTTTAAAATATAATAAAAAAATTGATTTAATTTTTTATTATAACTTAATTTAAAAAACATGGATAATATGCCAAGTATAAACGATTTAAAAAAAGACATGACTGGATTTATTCAGAAACAGCTTCAAGATAACCCAAAAACCGTTGATAAAATTATCGATAATGTATGTAAGAACGATGACAAAATGAAGACGATAATGAAAACTATTTTATCTATTGAACTATGTAAAATGCATATTAATTCAAATCAAAATGATTTATAAATATAATAAAAAATTGATTTATAAATATAATAAAAAAAATTGATTTACTTTTTTTATTATATGATTATTTAAATTAATATGTCAGACGATACTTACGAAGTTACCCATTTAGAAATGCATACAACTATTAAAACAAATGCCACTATTATATTCGATGATATTTGTGAAGCAGAACAATATTTTAAAAAGGAATATGGATGTTTCAATACTTATTTCGGTTATAGTACAATAATTAATGGACCACTATTGGACTTTACATCTAGTGTTCTTGATCACGATATTTACACTAATGAAGACCGTGATAACATTAACTATATTCATAATAAAAATACAATTAACCTTATATTTCCTGACGAACAACTACGTATATCTGGAAGTAAATCATTTATGTATAAATTTCCATTTGTTAAAGCATTAATTGAAGGTGATTTTAATAAGGGCAATTTTATTAAATACGCATACACAGAAAATTTTGGAGTAGATAGTAAAGAAGAAATTCCTGGTTCTACTACTATTATTATTATTGAAAATGATTTGGAATCTATACTATTAGATAACCCTATTACTATTAGAAAAAAAAATTGGGAAACTAAAAAATGGTGGAAAATCGAAGATGTTGTTATTGAAAATATGTATCAACTTATTATTCAGTTCAATACTGAACACCATTATAATAATAAATTTATTAATTATGAATCATATGGTGATGCATATTGTGATGCTTCATATTAAGCATTATTCTTATCTATAGTTGTACCCTTTGCTATCTTTCTTATTACTTTATCTATATTTTTTTCTTGTGTGCTTCCGCTTACTTCAGAAGATATCTGATGAAATTGGTCTGCTTTTGGAGTATGTGGTACTTTACACTGAGGATTTTCATTTATCCATTGTCCAAACTGTTTTATATTATTCTTTGATATTGTATCTATAGCCTTCTTCATCTGATCTCTACCTGTTTCCCCTTTCTCCCAAGTATCATTATTTTTTACATACAGTACTTCTCGTTTCGCATCTGCACAGTGTATCGGTCTTTTTTCTTCCTCCATCTCATCTAAGTTTTTGATAAATATGTTTGAAATCCCCTCTACATATCCCTTACTTCCTTGAGTTTCGAGATCTGATAATTGTAGCTTTATTTGATCTACAAAATCTGTTATATTCATCGCATCTTTGCATTTCTCATTTAAATAAATATTTAAATTGAACTGATTATTTGTTGTATTGTTGCTATTTGTCGTATTATTTCCTAATTTTCCTTCTGTAAGGGCAGTTGTTAGGGCTGTCGTTAAAATACCCACCTGTTCTGTTAATTTATCTATCTTTTCATCCTTAATATCTTTTGTTATTTCTACTGGTACTGCTTGTATTGGTACTGCTTCTATTGGTGGTCTATTACATTTAGCCTTATGTCTATGTAATCCTGATCTTTCTTTATAAGTTTTTCCACAATCGTCGCACATGTAAATTTTTGGTTGACAGAAATTTTCCCCCGTTGATTTTTTCAGATGTTTTTTTGTTTTTAAATGATTAAGATAATGACTGCGACGTGACGTATTAAGGTCACAACATTCACATCTATATTTTGGGAAAATTTTATGTTGATCATCGTTGATTTCTTCCATATATATAATCAACACATTTTTTTCCTAAATAGTTTTTAATAAAATACTTATAACCCCTTTTTGTTTATTTCGGAAAGATTGGACACAATTTCGGAAAGATGGACACATTTTCGGAAAGATGGACACATTTTCTGAAAGATGGACACATTTTCGGAAAGATGGACACATTTTCGGAAAGATATTTATAACATTTAATTTGTTCGTCTTTTGTCCATTTTTCTTATTCCATAATGACACACAAAACATTTCTAAACACTTTTCAATAACTGTTCTTTTAATTCTTCTATTTCACTTGATAATTCTTTTAATTCACTAGACAATTTATTTTTTTTAATTGTTTTTTCTATTAATTCGTTTAGAATGGTTTCCTTTGTTGTTATTTTTTCTGGTACTCCATCACACTTCTTTTTATGATTAAATAAAGATGCACGAAATGGATATACTTTACCACAATCACAAGCAAACTGTTTTGTTGGATTTTTTTTATTATTTTCGGGGTCATCCTTTATTATTCCTATCATGCGTTTATGCTTATTTGTATTATTATGTCTAGTATAATGATTTGGACGATCAGTAGAAAAATCACATACTTCACATATAAACGTAGTCCTCATATTATATATAAATTGTATCTATATTTTTAAGTATTTTTGAAATGGTCATTTTCCAAAAAGGACATTTTTTGATTTTGGACATTTATTTTGGACATTTTCACAATTTTCACGTTTATCAACAATTTTTTTCCCAAATTATTTATTAACAATTACATTATTTATCATAATATTTTTTGAATATTATGAACGAAAATAACATTTTATGGTAAGGGAAATTTGTTGATCTCATCCCGTAAATTTTCAACAAAATTTTTCCCGACTGTTTTTTTTCCCAAAAAATCATGATTTTTGTCCAAATTCCCAAAAATGCTTTTTTCCTAGAAAATGCTCTTATTTTCAATATATTATTTATAGGTTTGTTACTATAGTATTTTTTTTGTGAGAGGTTGAACTCCCGATTTTAAAAAAGGACAAATATTTTTGTCCATTTCTCAAATACTTGTAGACTTTCCCCACATTTTTTTTACAGTTCTAGACAAACATGAAAAAATAATATTGAAAATAAGACCAATATCTAGGAAAATCATAAATTTCAAAATTCTAACATTTTGTAAATAATTGTCCATTTTTGATTTTGGACATTTTTGATTTTGGACATTTTTGATTTTGGACATTTTTGATTTTGGACATTTTTGATTTTGGACATTTTTGATTATTAAGATTTAAACATTAATCAGATATTCTAATATGGCGGATATAGAAGAAATTCATGCACAAATAGAAAGCATTCGTGAAATGAAATCAAGCGGTGTTGTAATGGAAACAGATACAACAGCGTTGGAAAAAATAAAAACGTTGCAAGAAAGTCTACAAATATTCATACCTGAGAAATATGGTCCTCCACCATATAAAATAGAAATGTGTTTAGAATTTCCTGATTCTATGAATGAAGACGGAGAACTAGATCCATATAGTAGAATTACTTTTGAGTTGGCCCCTATAGATAAGGTGCCATATTCTGTATTTTATTTTTTAGAGTATATGTTACCGTCTTTCAGAGGAGGTAATTTTAAAAGAAATGCACCACATGTATTACAGGCTAAATTAGAAATGAGTCAAGATATAAAACCATTAGCATTTCAAGAATATAGCAGAGACTATTCACATAAAGAATATACAATAGGATTTGCTGGAAGACCAAGTACATCG